AGGCAACCCAACCCGAACTGTCCCTTTCAACCTCAACCATCAACGCAATAAAGAAAGCACTAAAACTATGACCGAGTATCAATTCACAAAAGACTGGTTCAACTGGGCACCAGAAGTCTGGAACCAGCTTATCCCTATGCTGTCAGGCACAGCAGGAAACCGTAAATTTCTTGAAATCGGTTCCTTTGAGGGCCGCAGCAGCATCTGGATTGCCGAGAACATGATGCAGGAGCGTGACTTGCTTCGCTGCATCGACACGTGGGAAGGCGGCGAAGAGCATAGCGAAGAGAACATGAGCGAAGTCGAAGAGCGGTTCCGCGCCAACCTTGTTCTCGCTACGGAGAAACTTCCAGACCGCCGCATCATCCAGCATAAGGGGACTTCGGTTGCTATGCTAGCGTGGCTGCACGGCAAGGAAACTTTCGACTTCATCTACATCGACGGTAGCCATACGGCACCGGACGTTCTCACGGACGCTTGCATGTCGTGGCCCTTGCTCAACAACGGCGGCATGATGGTGTTTGATGACTATATGTGGGGCAACCCCCGCGATGCACTGCACCGCCCTAAGATTGCCATCGACGCCTTCACCAATATCTTCGGTGAGACCGCAGAGATTGTCCACGTTGGTTATCAACTAGTAGTACGCAAGAAAGGATAAGGATATGGAATATATATTTTTAGGGATGAGCTTGTTCGTAGGATTTTTCTCCCTTTACGTACTTGGCCGGATGAGCAGGTATTGGGACATTAAGAACCTCAAGGAAGAAAACGAGCGGCTCAACGCCGAATTGCATAAGCTGACGGACCGCGACGAGCGTGGCCGTTTCCGAGGGGGTAAATAGTGCCAATAGTAAGACGGTCTGTGATGACATGGACCCCTGAAAAGGACGCAGAGTTACTAAACTATTACCAGCACGGCTTGAGGCCAGCATATATAGCGGAACGAATGGGGCTTACGATTGCCTCCGTGGAAGGCCGTTATAGAAGGCTGATGAGAGCGCAAAAAGCTAAGGAAAGCAAATGACGGATGAAATTAAAGTATCAACCAAGCGCCCGAAGATTATGATCGCCACCCCCATGTACGGGGGCATGTGTACAGGGATGTATGTGCTAGGCTTACTTCACACTATGAACGCAATGCGTGAACTGGGTGTCGAGGTGCGTTGGGCGCACATGACCAATGAGAGCCTTATCACCCGCGCACGTAACGAGCTTACTCGTATTTTCTTAGACACAGACTGTGACTACCTGATGTTCATCGACGCTGACATCGGCTTCGACGGACAGGCTATCGCCAACCTACTGGCCGTGGACGATGATATCGTATGCGGTATCTACCCCAAGAAAGAAGTGAACTGGGATAGCGTCAAACGCGCAGCGGTTGCGGGTAAGGAAGACCTTGAAGACCACGCAGGTACCTTTGTGTTTAACATGGTAGGTGATGCGCACGTTGAGACCGATGGTCGCGGTGCAATCGAAGTGCGGCATGGCGGCACAGGCTTCATGCTCATCAAGCGGGGGGTGTTCGACCACCTTGCGCCACACGTACCGACCTACCGCGTATCGTCATTCCAAGACTTAGAGACTGGCGAATACGTAAAGCCTTTGACCTATGAGTTTTTCGCTACGTCAATCGACGAGAGCGGGGCGCTATTGTCAGAGGACTACCACTTTTGCGAACTGTTTCGCAAACACGGGGGTAAAATCCACGCCCACCCCTTCGTTCGGCTGACCCACACAGGCACCTATGTGTTTGACGGGGACATCCTAAAAAGCGGCGGAAACCTAAAGTAAGGAGCAAATCAAATGAAAAAGACAAAAGCAGCAAAAATCGCGAATATGTTAAACGCCGGAAATTCCGTTGCAGTTATTAAGCGGATTTTGGGAGTTAGCGAAAGTTACATCTACTCGATCAAGAAGCAGATCGCCGGAATGGTGGATGAAGTTATAGATGACGTTATAGAACAGGTTGAAGAGAGAGTTGAACCCAAACCAGAACCCGAAGTTATCGGGGTGGATAAGGTGTTAGATGCAAGGGCAGACCAATATGGTTCGTTCATGCAGGGTGCAGATATTGCTGTCAGGATTAAGGGTATCATGCACAACGCGATAGCCCGTAAAGATATGCACCTGTACCCCGACCAGTTGCTGGCGCTCGATATGATTGCAGTGAAAATCAGTCGTATTGTGAACGGTAATGCTTCGCATCGAGATAGCTGGCTAGACATCGCTGGTTATGCTAAGCTGGTGGCTGATCGTCTAGGAGGCATTAGTAGATAACATGACAGCTTGGTCCTACAGCAGCATTAAAACTTTCGAGCAATGTCCGAAGAAGTACTTCCACCTCAAGGTGGCCAAGGACGTTAAGGACGAGGCTGGACCCGCTGCACAATACGGGACGGATTTCCACGAAGCTGCCGAGTTATTCATTAAGGATGGTACACCCATCCCACCTAAGTTCAAACAGTATGCTAGCGTAGTGGAAGCGCTAGCAAACTTTCCCGGGCAGAAGCACACCGAGCTTAAGCTGGGTGTCCGCAAGACGGATACTGGCTACGAACCATGCGGTTTCTTCGACAAAGACGTGTGGTGGCGCGGCATCGTGGACTTGCTGATTATCAACGGGTGGAACGCCCATATGATTGACTACAAGACGGGCAAGAACGCCAAGTATGCCGACATGAAGCAGCTTGACCTCATGGCGGGTGCCATCTTCGTGCACTTCCCAGAGGTGAAACGCATCAAGTCAGGCTTGGCGTATGTGGTCAGCAACGAGTTCCCGAAGAAAACTCACCTGATAACAGAGAAGTCGCAGTATATGTCCGTGTTCGACAAACAACTCGACCAGCTTGAGGCCGCGATGGACAACGGTGTCTGGAACCCGAAGTCTGGGCCGCTGTGTGGCTGGTGCCCCGTGGTAAAGTGCGAACATCATCGCCCAAGGAGATAATTATGACCGGAGTACCGATTGAGAAACAGGCGGAATATTCCATACTGCTAGATGAGAAGGTGAAAGAACTGGTGCGTAGGCACATCAAGGAAGCGTTGGAAGACCCAAGTTTTATGGGCACGATGAATAACACTTACCCGCTTATGGATGCGACATTTCGTTACGCCGGAGGTAATCAGTCCTTCATCAATATCGTTAAACAAGCTATAATCACCCAGATGAACAAATACTAAGGACGCCCCGATGCCGTACAAAGACCCTAAGGACCGTAAGTACGAGAACGCTACCAAGTATCAGGCTAGCCCAGAGCAGAAGAAGAACCGCGCTGCGCGCAACGCTGCTCGTGCCAAGCTCATGAAGGAAGGCAAGGTCCACAAGGGTGACGGTAAGGATGTCTCCCACAAGGTGGCTTTCGATAAGGGCGGCAGCAATAAGCAGGGTGTGCGCGTCGAGAGCGCCTCCAAAAACCGCTCGTTCAAGCGGGACAGCAAACGTAATCTAGTGTCAGAGATCAGCAAACGAGAACGGAAGAAGTGATGCAAAGCGTTGACGATAAGGTGCTACTCGTCAAGACTACCGAACCCAAGACCATTACCGACAATATCAAGAAGAGCGCGGTATATAGGCAGGATGGGGATACGTACGAAGTAGCAGTGAAATGGGGCCTCAAGGAAACCAAGGCCCTCATGAAGCTCGGCGTGGACAACCCACCCTCCCCAATTCAGAAGCAGTATCAGTGGTCGGGCAAGCACAAGCCGTTCGACCACCAGAAAGAGACTGCTTCCTTCCTCACCCTCAACGACAAGGCGTTCTGCTTCAACGAGCAGGGTACGGGTAAAACCGCATCGGTTATCTGGGCTGCGGATTATCTGCTCAAGCTGGGTGAGATTAAGCGCATCCTTGTGCTGTGTCCGCTATCCATCATGAAGGCCGCGTGGCAGCAGGACTTGTTCACCTTCGCGATGCACCGCTCTTGCTCCGTTGCGCATGGTACAGCCAAGCAGCGTGAAAAGATCATCAACGCTGGCAACGAGTTCGTCATTTTGAATTTTGACGGGCTGGCTGTTGTCGAGGATGCCATCATCAACGGTGGCTTTGATTTAATCGTGGTGGACGAGGCCAGCGCCTACAAGAACGCGCAGACCAACCGTTGGAAAGTGCTTAGCCGCATCATGAACGCTACAAACCCACGTCTTTGGATGCTTACTGGTACGCCAGCAGCACAATCACCTTTAGACGCCTACGGGCTGGCAAAGCTGGTCAACCCCGACAACTGCCCCAAATATTACGGCTCGTTCCGTGACCAAGTGATGTACAAGGTGACGCAGTTTAAGTGGGCAGCAAAGCCACAGGCAGAGAGCATCGTGCATAGGGTGCTTCAACCCGCCATCCGGTTCGAGAAGAAGGACTGCCTCGACCTACCTGATGTCACCTACATGGAGCGCGAAGCGCCGCTAACCAAGATGCAGATAGCCTATTATAAGGTGCTTAGGGACGAAATGTTGTTCGAGGCAGCGGGTGAGGAAGTCAGCGCGGTCAACGCAGCCACCAAGATCAACAAGCTACTGCAAATCAGTGGGGGTGCGGTCTATTCGGACACTGGCGAGATCATCGAGTTCGATGTCAGTAACCGCCTAACGGCTGTCTTGGAGGTAATCGAGGAAGCCAGCCATAAGGTGCTGGTCTTCGTCCCCTTCACGCACACCATCCAGCTACTGCGCGAGAGGCTGGAGAAGGAAGGCATCAGTTGCGATGTCATCAACGGCAAGGTGCCAGTGAACCGACGCAGCGATATTGTGCAGGAGTTCCAGACGCGCACAGACCCCCACGTGCTTATCATCCAGCCACAGGCTGCATCGCACGGACTGACGCTCACGGCAGCTAACACTGTTATATGGTATGCCCCTGTGACGAGCGTGGAAACCTACCTACAGGCGAACGCCCGTATCAATAGGCCGGGGCAAAAGAACAACATGACCGTTGTCCATATTCGGGGTAGTGACGTAGAGGCTAAGCTGTATCACATGCTCCAGCACAACATCACGAACCATGAAAAAATTATCGACCTTTATAGGCAAATCGCCACAGATACCCCTTGACACTGTAAAATGTTAAGATATTCTGGTGTGGTCTTATGACGAAGGAGCAATCATGACCGAAACCGAATTACCCGTTAGCGATATGGTG